TGCTTGATTATCTTGATAAACAAGGTCAATCAGCATTATGTGGTTTTGATGCAATTTTACAGATTGAAAACCATATATTTAAACTTGAAGAATATGGTCAAGCAAAAGCTGAACTTACAAATAATGTAAGAAAGCAAACCAATAACTCTAAAAACTATACAATTATTGGTAGTTATGCTTGTGAGTTTAATCATACAAAAGATTTAGAGGTAAATACTTTTGATGAATTGGAAAGTAAATTCAATAAAACTTTTGCAATAAAATAAGCAACACTAAAAAGAATTAGCCCTCGTATTATTAATTTAATACGGGGGTTTTTTTGTGGGTGTTCAATTCAGCCTGGACGAAGCTGTTCAATAGTTGAACACGTGGTAGAGCTCAGCGTTAACTAAATTATTATTAAGTGATTTACTAGGGTAGCTTATTATTACAAAAATTTACACCACCTAATGTTTCCCCAAGTGATAACCAAGTTTTTATTGGGGGATATTTTTGGGTATAGCTTTAAAAATTTTTATAGGAATTACTTTTATTGTTCAACAAGTGAACACCCTAGGGGACACGCAGGAGCCACCCACCCTTTCCTTTTATATATATATAGCTACACCAGAAAATCCCCAAGTTCCCTGTTAACCATACTCGGGGCTATATACTAGGGTACTATATTCCCCTAAATCTCCCGACTATATCCCTAGGGGGGAGTTATATATCTATCTATATTATAGACATAATACCCCCGTATACCTAATAGGTATATTATACACCCCATTCACGATTTTGTCAAGTACTATGTATAGACATAATGCCGCACCCACAAATAGTGCTTGACAAAATTGATATTCGTGTGTATAATAGAATCAAGTGCACATTAAAAGGACACACAAACACGGACGCATAATACATGCACAACGGTCATCACTAATATGCACTTACATACTTGGGAATTCCCTAGGGTTCCCTTATATTAATTAGAGGAGAGAATATTATGCCAGCGATTGGTAAGAGTAAAGCACCAGGAAAGGTGTACTCGAAAAAAAATACAGTTAAGAAAGCTTATACAGGTACTGGAACAAGAACAGGTCCAGGTACTGTGAAAAAGAAAAAGTATGCAGATAAGTTTTCTGATACTAAAATTAAGAAATATTCTGGTAAACCTCCTATGTTAGGAGATTCTGGATTTAAATCAGCTTATGCTAAAGCCCGAGGTGGTGGAGCAGATAAGTTTACTTTCAATAAAAAAACCTATCTTACAAGCAAACCATCTGAGTTGAAGAAAAAAAGCTTAAGAGAAAAGTTAACAGGCTATAAAACACAGTCAGGTTACGAAGAAGCTAGAACTAAAAGAATCAAAGAAAAAAGAATAGCTTCTATGGAAAAAAGAAAAGGCGAAGGTAAGAGTTACTCAGCTAAGAACTTAGCAGGGCTTAAAGGTTCTGAAAAGAAATCTAAGTACATTACGAAGAAGAAAAAATCATCTTATAGTATATCATCTTAACTTGAGACAAAACCTTAACGATCTTCCTTTTAAAGAAATGATGGAAATGATAAATGCAAAACATGGATTCTACTATTCTAAAGACTCAAGAAAAAAGCTTGACCAATACACAGGAAAAGTTTCTAAACGCATTGTTCGGAGAAGCCCAAGGCGATCCGAAAAAAGCGGGAGAGTTGGCAGGATATTCAAGTCATTCTTATCCTAAAGTTTTGCGTAACTTGAAACAAGAAATTGTTTCGAGAGCAGAGAACTATTTGGCTGTTCATTCAGCTAGGGCTGCGACAAAGATGGTCAATATGTTAGACGAAGATGGCACGACTCCTCATGCTAATATTCGTCTTGAAGCTGCCAAACAGATCTTAGACAGAATTGGTATCGTTAAGAAAGATCAACTTGATATCAATATGAAAGCAGTACACGGTATATTTATACTACCTGCAAAAGAAACACCTGAGGAATCAATTGTTACTCCAGTCGAAGATTAAAAGAAAAGCTAGAACGATTCCCTTTGGATATAAACTAGCAGAAGATACGAAGTACATAGAACCAATCGAATTAGAATTACAAGCATTAGAAGAGGCAAAGAATTTTTTAAAAACGTGTTCATACAGAGAAGTTGCAATATGGTTAACCAAAAAGGCAGGCAGGTATATATCCTATGTCGGACTTAGAAAAAGAGTTAGACGAGATAGCACCTCCAAAGCCAAAGAAGAAGGTCAAGCACAAAGCCAAGCAATCAGCTAAATTAATTTTAGCACGAACACGCACAAAAGTTGCACGAGCAGAGCAATCACTTCGTTCAGCCAAGCGTCACGCAGAAAATACTAAAAATAAGTTGTTAACTATTAACAAAGCGTTAGACGGAACAGAACAACAAGTACTAACGAAAGACGTAATAGAGACATCTTCTCCCAACATTAAGGAGCATATTCAAAAACAAGAAGTTGTATTTGAACCTAACTCGGGTCCACAGACAGATTTCTTAGCATCCTCAGAAAGAGAAGTATTTTACGGTGGAGCAAGGGGTGGGGGTAAATCCTACGCAATGTTAGTAGACCCTTTACGTTATTGCCACAAGGAACACCACAGAGCTTTATTACTACGGAGAACCATGCCAGAGTTGAGAGACTTAATAACTCATTCTCAACGTTTATATGGCAGAGCTTTTCCAGGAGCCAAATGGAGAGAACAAGAAAAAGAGTGGAGATTCCCATCAGGAGCAAAGATAGAATTCGGTTACGCAGAGAACATGACCGATGCTTTACGCTACCAAGGGCAATCATACACATGGATAGGAATAGACGAACTTCCACAATATCCTTCGCCAGATATATATAATTTTTTAAGATCATCATTACGTTCCGTTGATCCTAGTATACCTGTGTACATGAGAGCCACAGGAAATCCAGGTAACATAGGTTCACAATGGGTACGAGAAATGTTCGTTGATCCGATTACACCAAATACAGCTTTTAATATAGAAATTAAAACGCCAACGGGAATAAAATACATTACCCGAAGATTTATCCCTGCAAAATTGCAAGATAATCCTTATTTGATGCAAACAGATGATTACTATGCGATGTTATCCTCTCTACCTGAAGTACAACGTAAACAATTTTTAGAAGGAGACTGGGATGCATTCGAAGATTCATCATTTCCTGAATTTAGTAAACTCGTTCACGTGGTGGATCCATTTGATGTACCTAAAGGTTGGCAGAAGTTTCGTGCTGCTGACTGGGGTTATGCTTCTCCTGCTTGTTGTTTATGGTTCGCTATAGATTACGATAATAATCTTTGGATTTATAGAGAACTTTACACAAAGAAAATAACAGCAGATGTTTTTGCACGAAAAGTCTTAGAGCTAGAACGTGATGAATACATACGCTACGGGGTCTTAGACGCTAGTACATGGGCAAAACGTGGAGACATAGGTCCAAGTATTGCAGAAACCATGATTCAAGTAGGATGTCGTTGGAGACCTTCTGATAGAACACCCCGAAGTAGAATCAGTGGTAAGCTTGAAATACATAAAAGATTAAAATTAACAGATACCGTTAAGAAAGAACCAGGACTTAGAGTATTTTCTAACTGTAGGAATCTAATTAGAACATTACCTACACTACCTTTAGATGATAATAATCCTGAAGATATTAACACACACGCAGAAGATCACGCTTATGATGCTTTAAGATATGGTTGTATGAGTCGACCAATGCATACAAGTTATGCTCAAAGATTTAATAGCACAACTAAAACACAATTTACCCCTGTTGATAGAATATTTGGATATTAATGGGATTAAAAATAAAGTTACCAAAACTTAATAAGAAAAACTTTCCTTACAAATTAGTAGCTTGCTACTGGGAAGATATCGTTGGTGATGCCAGTTGGGCAGATATTATTGATATTAAAAAAGCTAAAACAGCAGTCTGCTGTAGTGTTGGATGGCTTGTTAAGCAAGATGAGAAAACTACTATTGTTATGGCAGATTTTATATTTGAAGATAATAGTAAAATAAAACAAGGTGGTGGGTACACAACAATACCAACTAAAAATGTACTATCAATTAAGAAAATAAAACTATAGGAGGATCCTGTGGCAAAAAAGAAAAGAAAAAAAAGAACAATTCAAGATGTTATTGAAGATATCCGAAAGTTACATGAAAAGGAAGAAGACTTATTAATGGACCTGGAAGATAAGGCAGATGATCTTGGTAATAATGAAGGAGAAGAATAATGGAAACTAAATTCGACCCAAAAGCTAAAGTAAATCAAGGAGATCTTGGTTC